AACCGTCACGAGCAATCACAAGCCAAACACGTATCAAATATGGAAGTCATTAAAAACACTGCTTCGTGGGAACAAGAGATGGCGGCGGCTAGTGCAACCTCGTGGAAAGACGAGTGGTTTACTGTAGTCCTGTCGTTACCGCTGTTAGCCGTATGTTACGGAGTCGCTATGGATGACTTGAGTATTATGCAACGGGTAGGTTTAGCGTTTTCTGAGCTAGACAAGCTACCTGATTACTACCAGTACTTGCTCTATGTAGCCGTGACTGCCAGCTTTGGCATACGTGGTGCTGACAAGCTGATGCAAATGAAGAGCGGTAAATAGGCATGGAAGAAGAAATCGAAGGCTCTGGCACTCCCGGATATTTTGACCCTGATAGTGTTGACTATGGTCAAGTACCTATTGACGTAGGGGGAGATCCTGTTGGAGAGTTCTGGTGGTTTAAAACCTTCATGGAACTGTACGAAGCGTTTATGGCTGACATTGAAGGCCAAGACGCTGATGACATGGACCGTGTTGAGCGCATGGAAGCCGCAGAACGTTGGATTAAAGCTGTCAGCGAATATCACCAAGGAAAAATAACTGCTGAAGAATTAGGAGCAGTAGATGTTGATGCCTTGGAAGAAATGGATGGCTGGAGCGATTACTACAGTGATGTATTTGGTGGTGATGTTCCTGAACCAACTGATGACACACCAGAAGAAGAAGTAACAGAAGAATCTGTTGTACAAGAGTACTACGAAGTATTTGGTAAAGAGCTTGTTGACGATGTAGTTGACAAGGTAAAAGACCTATGGGACAAAACTGGAGAAGCTATTGACGATCCAGTAGGTGCCCTTAACGAAGTACTAAAAAACCTTTTACCTGCGGCTAAAGATTGTGAAAGCTGGACAGATCCATGTACTACTGCTAGTGGTGGCGGTCCAGTAAAAGGCGGTGGAAACCCTTGCTGGAAAGACTGCGTTAGCCTCGGTATAATTTTAGGCATACCAAATATTCCTTTACCTCCTGCTTTTGTTTCTAAAACTGTAAGAGAGCTTGAAGACGCTCTTAAAGAAATCGGAAAGGACATAGAAGATTTTCTTGAGAACCCTACTCAAATTCTAGATGACATTAAAGAAGCTGTTGAGTCTGTAGGCCAAACAATAGAAGATTTTATTGATAATCCTGCTGATGTTATCGGTAAGATTATTGATGATATTAAAGATCAGATTAAAGATATTTTTAGTCCGAGTGCTGATCCTCAAGGCATCTATGATTGGATGAAGGGTATCTTAGGGGATCTTGTTTCTGGTGTTGTATGGAACGAAATACAAGACAACATCGACGGTATCTTTATAGATGACCCTACAGATCCTGAAGAAGATCCAGAAGACCCAACTGAAGTTGGTGGTGTAGAAGTTTATGATTGTGAAGGAAAAGCTGGTAGAGCACAAACAGCAAATGCACAAGAAGCAGATGACTGCGGAGAGTGTATAAATCAAACGGAAGACGGAAGACCATACGAGATAAACCGTAACACGGGTTTTTGTGAGCCGCCAGCTGACCTTCAAGATCCAGCATTAACAGAAGAAGAACAAGAGTGTATAGATTCAGGAAGAAAGTTTGAAAACGGTGTTTGTTTAGACGAGTGTGAAAACCCAGACTACGTGATTGATGCTGTTGACGGAGAGTGTCGTCCTAAAACTGAAGAAGAGTTGGCTGATTGTCCACCACCTTCTGATTACTCGGAGCGGGAAAAACAGTGCCTTTGCCCTGACGGAAGACCGTTGAACGCGCAAGGAAACTGTGACAGAACAGAAGAAGAAGAAGAAACAGAAGATGAAGAAGAAGTAACAGAAGATCCAGAAGACACAGAAGATCCAGAAGATACTGCTTATCAATGCGACGGTTATCCCCAAGGTGCAATACAAGAAGCTATCTGCTCTCAAGATCCTAATTATGTACAGTGCCCAGCAGGTAACGAAAACGTGGGCAAGTGGGTTTTAGCGAGTGAGGCTGAAACTGCTTGTGGGCCTCCGCGTCCTACGGATGATACTGTTGTTAGTGATGATGATACTGTAGACGACACTGATGATGATCTTGCTTATCAATGCGATGGTAATCCCAAAGGTGCAATACAAGAAGCTATTTGTGCTGACGATCCGAATTATGTACAATGTCCACTAGGATCTGCAAACGCAGGTAAATTTGTTCCAGCAGAGAAAGCCGATACTTTGTGCGGTCCAACTCAAGGCCCAGAAGACGAACCCGTTGATGAAACTGAAGACGATGACGTAGATGATCCTTTAGGTGGAGCTGAAGAAGAAGACGTAGATGACGATGACGTTGGTTACCAATGCAACGGTTATCCAAAAGACACCTTACAAGCAATGCAGTGTATTGAAGAAGGTTGGACACTATGTCCTAAAGACTCTCCTCAAAATGTGGGGGTTTGGGTTTCTCCAACTGAAAAGTATGATGAAGTTTGTGGCTTTACAACTGTAGTTGTAGACCCCGATCCTACAGATCCTACAGATGGAACTGATGATGACGTAGATGATGATTCTGCAGATCCTACAGATGGAACTGATGATGACGTAGATGATGATTCTACAGATCCTGTAGGTGAAACTGAAGATGAAGACGAAGATGATCCTTTAGGTGGAGCTGAAGAAGAAGACGAAGATGATCCTTTAGGTGAAACTGAAGATGAAGACGAAGATGATCCTTTAGGTGGAGCTGAAGATGAAGACGAAGATGATCCTTTAGGTGGAGCTGAAGAAGAAGACGAAGATGATCCTTTAGGTGGAGCTGAAGAAGAAGACGAAGATGATCCTTTAGATCCTTTAGGTGGAACTGAAGATGAAGACGAAGATGATCCTTTAGATCCTGTAGGTGGAACTGAAGATGAAGACGAAGATGATCCTTTAGATCCTTTAGGTGGAGCTGAAGAAGAAGACGAAGATGATCCTTTAGGTGGAACTGAAGAAGAAGACGATGACATTGATGTTCCCGGAGGAGACGAAGAAGAAGAAGATGACACTGAAATTCCCGGAGGAGAAGACGACGAAGACCCTCCGGGCGGCGGCGGCGCTAGGGGTATGTTTAGGCCGCAGGGCGTAGGACCTCTTGGACAAGGTGACCCTGCTTTATTAGCTAGGCAAGAGTTTCCGATTGTAGACTTTTTATCCGAGATTTTAGCAAAACAAACTAAAGACGACTTAATGACAGGAATGTTAACAGGAAACATAGTATGACGTATTTAGACATAGTAAATAACGTACTGAGGCGTCTGCGGGAAGATACAGTAACTACTGTAACAAACGACACGTACAGCACAATGGTTGGTGACTTTGTAAACGACGCAAAGCAATTCGTAGAAAACGCTTGGGATTGGTCTAATCTTAGGTCTACCCTTACGATTACCACGGCGGCTGATGACTACACGTACTCGCTTACGGGTTACCAAGACCAAGGCAAAATTCTTAACATGATAAACGATACGTCTAACATTGTTATGGAGTACAGACCTCAGACTTGGTTTGATGATAAGTTTTTGGTTAACACGCCTGCCTCTGGCTCTCCTCAGTACTACACGTTTAGTGGTATTGATGGGTCTGGTGATGCACAGATTGATGTGTACCCCAAGCCTGACGGTGTGTACTCCATTAAAGTAAAGAGTGTTATTAGGAATGTACCGCTGAGTGCTGACGGGGATACTCTTGCTATTCCTAGTCAACCTGTAATTCACATGGCAGTAGCTTTGCTAGCTCGTGAGCGTGGAGAGACAGGCGGTACATCAGTACCAGAGTACTTTGCTATTGCTGATAAGTATTTATCTGACGCAGTTGCTTTAGATGCACAAAAGCATCCTGAAGAAACTATATTTTACACTCCGTAGGAGACAATAGATGGCCCAGCCACTACAAAGTATTAACCTAGTTGCTCCCGGATTTAAGGGAGTCAACACAGAGGACTCTCCGATAGCACAAGATCCGTCGTTTGCGGATGTTGCAGATAACGCCGTAATTGACAAACGTGGTCGTGTTGCCGCACGTAAAGGCATCTCTGTTGTAACTACTGATAAAACAGCACTAGGTACAGATTACGTACACAAGATTCACCATTTTTACGACGATGCAGGAAACGAGGTAATTTTTACTGCTGGTAACAACAAGATAATGACAGGCACAACTACGTTGACTGACGTAACGCCTGCGTCCTATACGATTACGGCAAACAACTGGAAGATAGTAAACTTTAACGATAAGGCGTACTTTTTCCAACGTGGGTACGATCCTTTAGTGTACGACAACGCTACTGGGTTACGCACGTTTACGGTAGCTAACGGTTCATCTACAGCGGCTACGCTTAAGTGCCACGAGGCTCTGTCAGCATATGGTCGTTTGTGGGTTGTAGATAACGCCACAGACACCCAGACTATATACTGGTCTGACTTGTTGATTGGCACTGATTTTACTGGCGGCTCTAGCGGATCTATTGATGTATCAAAAGCGTGGCCTGATGGTTACGACGAGGTTAGGGCTTTAGCGGCCCACAACAACACGCTGGTTATCTTTGGTAAGCACAGCATCCTTGTGTACGGTAACGCCGATAGTCCTGCTAACATGGCTCTGGTAGATACTGTGTCTGGTGTTGGGTGCATTTGTAGAAACTCTGTACAAAACATAGGCACAGATATTCTGTTTATGTCTAACTCAGGCTTGCGTAGCTTGGGCCGTACTATACAAGAAAAGTCACTGCCTCTGTCTGACTTAAGCCTAAATGTAAAAACAGAAATTATTGAGGTAATCCAAAACAGGTCTGAGCCTACGGCTTCTATATACAGTCCAGAGCAGTCTTTCTACTTAATTTGTTTTCCCGGTCAATCTACTATTTATTGTTTTGATTTAAAAGGGAGACTAGAAAACGGAGCGTACAGGGTAACCAGATGGACCTCTGTTTCTCACAAGTCGTTTATGCGGCACACAGACGGTACGCTGTACATCGGTACGTCTGACGGTCTGGGTACTTACTCTGGTTATTTAGATAATACATCTGTTTATCGTTTTAGGTACTTTAGCCCTGCCTTAACATTTGGTGATCCTAGTAAAACTAAGTTTGTTAAAAAAATTAAGCCAACATTAATTGGAGCAGGCGGTGACGAGCTTTTCGTTAGGTGGGCTTACGATTTTGATACAAACTTTAAAAACTATTCGGTTACTTTAGGTAATCAAGTTCCAGCATATTACGGCGTATCAGAGTATACAGTAGGTACTTTTACTGGCGGTATTCTTACTAGTAAGCCTACAATAAACACTACAGGAAGTGGCGGTGTTGTAACAATTGGTCTTGAGGCCGACGTAAATGGAGCACAGCTTTCAATTCAAGAAATTAACGTACTAGCATTGATAGGTAGAACAGTATGAGCAACTATACAAAAACAACGAACTTTACAGCGAAGGATACGTTGCCTGCTGGCGATAATAACAAAATTATTCGCGGTACTGAGTTTGATGTAGAATTTGATGCGATTGCAACTGCATCAGCAACTAAGGCAGATTTAGCGTCACCGACGTTTACAGGAACTGTGACAATACCCGCTTTGAATTTTACGGGAACTCTGTCAACAGGAACAATTGATGGAGGTACTTACTAATGGGTATTTTAAGTGATCTCGTCCCTAGTGAAATTACGGAGGCTCTTGGAGCGCCGTTACCAACGGCTTCAGCACAAGATGTTTCGTTTAAGCCGTTTACAGTTAAAGGTCCAACTGGACAAATTGACACCGACGCCGCAGGAGGCACGACATACTCTTTGTCAGGGGCTGGGCAGACTTTACAAGATACTTTACAAGCTGAAGCTTTTTCTAGATTTATAAACGATCCTTACGGATTGGCTCAACAACAAACAGCGGCAGGGACAGCCTTTAATTTAGGTCAGCAGTTTATGGGCCAAGCTGGTATGCCTATGGCTGGTAGAGAGCAGGAGGTGTATGACCGTATTAGGGCTACACAACTTGCAGAAGAAGAAAGACAGCGGCTTGCGCTAGAAGAACGCTTGGCTAGTCAGGGACGTTTAGGCGTACGTACGTCTATGTTTGGTGGCACACCAGAGCAACTAGCACTGTCGCAAGCACAAGAGGAAGCACAGGATCGTGCGGTTCTTATGGCGATGCAACAGGCACAACAAGAGCAACAGCAACGGGCGGCTCTGGGTGCTCAATTTGCAGGCTTAGGTTCTGGCTTATCAGCACAACGACAAGCACTCAGAGCGGCAGAGCAACAAGCAGGACTGTCGGCTCTTCAGGGATCTTACATACCACAGGCGGCTATGTTGTCTGCGTTCTCACCTGCGCTTATCGTAGCAGGCATAGCAGATGTAGCACGTAGGCAAGACGGTGAGCTTGGTCTAGAGGCACAAATGGCAAACATTGCTGGAGAAGTGGGTCAA